AGAACGTTATATTGATTTACTTGCAGATTTTGGCGTAGGTGATCGAGTTTTGAAAGATGCTAAAGGTGTCGACGACTCATTAGACCAAGCTATTGATTATTATCTCAATGATGACGAAGACGAAGACGACACACAAGAACTGGACTTTTAATGTGGTATAATAAAATAGCCAAGGATATTTCTTATATTCCTGACGCTGTTGAATTCTATAATGCTGAATTAGACCAAGCAAGATTAGAATGCTGCATTGTTGGAAATATTGAAAAGGCTTCGGCAAATATGCCAGGCGTTGTTGAACAACGATTTAGCCAACTTCAAGAAATTGAGGCTATTTTAGAATACTTAAACATTGAACTTAGACGTTTGAAAAGTCAGCATTTTCGAAAATATTTAGAAAACTATCAACGTGCTCTAAGTAGTCGAGATTGCGAACGTTATGTGGAAGGAGAAGCAGATGTAGTTGACTTTGAAAAGATTATCAACGAGTTTGCTTTGCTCCGAAATAAATGGTTAGGTATTACTAAAGCTCTTGATCAAAAACAATGGCAATTAACTAACATTGTAAAATTACGTGTTGCAGGCATGGAAGATGCAAGCATATAACTAATTCTCTCAAAACAACAACTATAGGCCTTAAATAATACAAGGCCTATTTTTTTCTAAGAGGTTGCTTCTTAGAAAAAAGTAGTGTATAATTAATCATATGATACCTATTGATAATCTATTATTAAAAATTGTAAATTTTAATTCTCCTTGCATTGAAGAAGTTATCTCTTCACGAGATTGTAATGTATTACGTAGTTTGGCATCAAGCATAAACAGTCATTTGTTTGTTACTGAAAATCAAGGCCGTCTTGCAATTAAAATTCTTAAAGATAATTCTGCAAAATTAACAGAATTTACCGAAGAAATTGAGCAGGCGATCACTACTCCGTTGTGGAGTCGAACCTTTAGACAGATTGAACAAATAAAAAGATTATACCTGGAAAGAGATGCGGATGGTGATTTTTTTATCACTGTAGACTTTACGTTTAATACTGCAATTCGAAAAGCACTGCAATTAATTGATAAAGCATGCGAAAATTTAATTGTAATAGGTAATGGTAAGAAATATTCAGCAGAATATACTGAAAAGAATTTAGTATTGCTTGTTGATGCGTTATTGGAATACGATTTTGATATCGATGAACAACTTCAAGCACATTATGCCACTATAAAATCTTGGCCCAAAACAGATACATGCAATCAGTTTTTATTAACAAATATAGAGTATCCTAATTTTCACAAGGCAATTACCGCTGATCTTGGGATTGAAACTGAACTAGATCAAAATATTATTAATGATCGCAGTGTCAGATATCAGTATCTTCCGTCGGAGATTAAAAACCCAGGCGAGACATTAACTGAGTATATTGCAAATAGATCAAAGACAAAAATATGGGTTGACAAGAATCAACACTCATTATCCGATATTATTAGTAGTCTTATTGATTTAAAAAGACTACCACTTCTTATTATATTTGACACAGTAGTCAATAACAAATATAAAGAAAACTTACAAATTTTATCCGATGCATTACTAGCAAATGGTATTGTTAACGACGTGGGAATTTACTTCAGATTGCCAAATGATGACTCTGGTAAAGATTTTAATAAACTAATTGCAACTAACAAATACAATTACCCACTAGGTATTACCACACAAGTGGCCGGAGTTTCTAGTGGAAAACTTCCAAAATTCTTTTTAAAAAACGCATGGAAACCAATGAGTGTAATTACACTAGATAGTCATATGGGAATGCGTCATGGCAAGACAGCAATCTACGCAAATTGTTGCGATCTTATAATTGAATGGTCAAGCGAACCTGCAATTATAGATCAAAGGTTAATTATAAAATGACTGTAAAATTAGTAATCAAAGACGAAGTTAATATTAAGTTTGAAGGGTTATCTCTTGATGCCCGTAAAAAATTAACGGCAACTTTTAAATATTTAGACCCTACTGCAAGATACAGGCCAGCGTTCCAACTAGGCCGGTGGGATGGAAAAGTGTCAATGTTTGGTCTTGGCGGCAACGGGTATTTAAGCCAACTTGAAAGATGTTTGGGTATACTCGGTAACATGGACATCGACATAGGCGAGTTAGAAGATTTACGAACAACTAGTAAAATTCAGTTTGAACCTGTAACAGAATCGTACTGGGCAGACTTAGGAAAAGTTTGGCCAAAAGGACATCAACAAGAAGGCCAGCCTATTATGTTGCGTGATTATCAAGTTGAGGCAATTAACACCTTTTTGACTAATACGCAGGCATTACAAGAAATTGCCACAGGCGCTGGTAAAACAATTACTACAGCCACACTAAGTCACCTTGCTGAAAAATATGGTCGTACAATTACTATTGTGCCTAACAAAAGTCTTGTTGAGCAAACAGAAGAAGACTTTATCAATGTTGGACTAGACGTGGGTGTTTATTACGGGGATCGTAAAAATCTTGATAAGACACACACTATATGCACTTGGCAAAGTCTTAACATATTTGATAAAAAAAGTAAAAATCATGAATATGATATAATGAGTCTTGCAGAGTTCTTGGCCGATGTTAAGACAGTAATTGTTGATGAAGTACACATGGCAAAAGCAGATGTACTTAAAAATTTACTTACACAGAATCTATGTAATGCGCCAATTCGCTGGGGATTAACTGGAACAGTTCCTAAAGCAGAATACGAAGCAGAGCCAATATTTGCTAGTATTGGCCCAGTAGTAGGCGGCATCAAAGCTCACGAATTGCAAGAAAAAGGAGTACTATCTAACTGTCACGTAAATGTAGTTCAGATGATAGATTTACCAGAATTTAAAACATATCCAGAAGAATTAAAGTATCTTGTCACTAACGAAGACAGAATGCGATATATTAGCAAATTAATTAAAACAATAAGCAACTCAGGCAACACACTTGTTCTCGTAAATAGAATTGACTCAGGCAAATTTTTAGTAAATGAATTAGAAGATGCTGTCTTCATATCAGGCGCGGTTAAAACAACAGACAGGAAAGAAGAATATGATGAAATTAAAACCAGCAATAATAAAATTATTGTTGCAACCTTTGGCGTCGCGGCTGTTGGTATTAATATACCTCGTATCTTTAATTTGGTTCTGCTGGAGCCTGGCAAATCGTTTGTCAGAGTTATTCAGTCAATAGGCCGCGGTATAAGGAAAGCAGAAGACAAAGATTTTGTACAAATCTGGGACTTAACTAGCACCTGCAAGTGGGCTAAACGGCATCTTACTGAACGTAAGAAATTTTACAAGGAAGCCAAATATCCGTTTACATTAGATAAAACGGATTGGCAAAAATAAGGATTTATGCAAATACTAACATTAGACAATAAAACATTCTCATTAAACAATTTACCAGAAGAGGTCGATGAAAATACTAGATTTGCGGTACTAGATAATAGTAACCCGCAAGAGCCGGATTTTTTCTTTATGCCCCTGATATTTTTAGAAAGTTTTAATGCACCAGCAATAGTATTACAAATAGGAAATGACGAAGTAACAATGCCACTTGATTGGTGTATAGCTGTTGGGGATAGTTCCAGTAGCTGTGAAATAGAAATATTACCGCTAACCAGTTTGAATGATAGAGGATTTGAAGCATTGGTATTCAATCCACTAAGTAGTTTTAGATTAGAATTTAAACCAATTAAAATTATTAATTTCTATAACGATGTTAAATGGTATTTTCCAAAAATGAAAAACGGACAACTACTAGCAACTCCTACTCGCGGAGGAGACAAGCCTGATTGTACGTATTTTGTAAAAGAAATTAGCAGACAAAACGAAATAATCTTATTAGATAGATTACTATAATGGGAAATCTCAAACCTGGTGCAAAATATATCTATGAACGTAATGGCGACAAAGTATATGCCCGAGAGTTTGGAGAGAAAGAACGAACACTAATTGGTTATAATTTGAATGATCCCGGAGAAGCCAGTAGATTTGATAGTCGAACCCACGATGGCAGGCCATTACATGAACATATAATGGAAGATAAAATGTGGGGAGAGATTCGGCGAGAAGCACGTACCAATGTGACTTTACAAAAGGCATTGGATCGTGCTATAATGATATACAAATTAAGCAAAGATAAAATATGAGTGATAAAATTGAACTTAAAGAAAAAATTGCGTTTGTTGACATGAACGTTCGTGCCGCTTGGGACGAAATGACGGATGACCAACGCAAGAGTCTTAAGAACGAATATTTTATATTGAATAGATATATCAGTAGTGTGAAAGATAATAAGAGAGATGTACAAGAGCATTACGTACTAACGGTTAATAACTATTTTAATAAAAATTGGAACGAACTTCAAAAACATCCTAAATTATTATGGTTATTATTGTGCATGTGTAGTTGGAACGGTGAAAAAACATTCTTCCATGAATGGATTGGTCACAAAAAGAAATCCGGAACAGGCGGAAAAAAGTTGAAGTTTTTAGAAGAAATCTATCCTAATCGCAAACAAGATGAATTAGAATTATTGGCTAATCTGTCCACAGATAAAGAAATAAAAGACCTTGCTCGAACACACGGTGTGGATGAAGCCACTATTGCAAAAAAATTAAAATGATGATTAGTATAGTTGATAATGCGGTGCCTAAAAGTTTACAAAAATATCTACAAGATATCTTTCTAACGCATAATGGAATACCATGGTTTTATATTGACGATATTGCTGGAATAAATGCAGAAGTACAAACTGAAGGCTGGGCACATGTTTTTAAAGATATCAATACCCACAGTCCTATGACTGATATAATGATGGCAATATTGTTTATAGCAACTGAACAAGCAA